CGAGAACAAGCCGCTGAACCAGCTGTTTGCGCGGGCCCTGACCGGTGATCCCGTGGCGATGGCCGAGTTCCGGAACGCCGCCCCGACCCTGACCGACAACGCCCAGGCTGGATACCTGACCGCCCCCGTGCAGTTCGTTCAGGAGCTCATTAAGGGCCTGGACAACTACCTCTGGATGCGGCAAATCTCCGCCGTGAAGGGCCCCATCGGTCCCGCGCAGTCCCTTGGCTTCCCGTACCGGGCGACCGCCGGCACTGATGCCTCGTGGGTCGCCGAAGTGACGACCGCCACCGAGGACACCACGCTGGCTTACGGCCGTCGCGAGTTCAAGCCCTACAAGATGGCGAAGCTCATGAAGGTATCCCGGACCCTCCTGCAGCACGCCCCCATGGCCGAGCAGACCATTCTGGATGAAATGCGGCTGCGCATCGGGACTGGCGCCGAGAATGCCTACATGAACGGCTCCGGCTCCGCCCAGCCTCTCGGAATCTTCATCGCCAACGCCGCCGGCATCAACACCGACCGCGACGTGTCCACCGGCAACACCGCAACCACCGTCACCTTCGACGGCCTGCAGGAAGCCAAGTATTCCGTGAAGCAGCAGTACCACGCCAACGCCAGCTGGGTCATGCACCGCGATCTTGCCAAGATGCTGGCCAAGATCAAGGACGGCAACGGCCAGTACGTGTGGCAGGGCTCCGTCATCTCCGGTCAGCCGGACCGCCTCCTGGGTGCGCCTGTGTATATGTCCGAGTATGCGCCCAACACATACACCACCGCCCTGTATGCGGCCGTTTTCGGTGACTTCCGGCAGGGCTACTGGATCGTAGATGCCGACGCCATCAACGTGCAGATCCTCCGCGAGCTGTACGCCGCCACCAACCAGGTCGGCTTCCTGGTGGACTACTTCGGCGATGGCGCTCCCGTGCTGCCTGAAGCCTTTGCCCGCGTGAAGCTCGGCTGATAAGCAGGGCGCCACACAGTGACGACAGGGCCGGCAGCAATGTCGGCCCTACGCATAACGAAGGAGGAAACACTATGCCTTCCTATCCTCTGATCAAGGAGGTCAAGCTCGTCCGGTTCTTGAATACGCTCGTCACCGCTGGTGTTGACGTTGCCGCTGTTGACAGCGCCGCCATCGACTGCCGCGGGTTCGACCGGATTCTCGTTACCCTGGACGTTGGCGCGACTGCGACCCAGAACGGAACGCTCAAGTTCCTGCTGGTGGACTGCGACACGAGCGGCGGGACCTATGCCGCCATCACCGGCGCGACCATTGGGACACATACTTTCGGCGCTTCCGGCGAGGCCAAAAAGACCCACGTCATCGACTGCGCCGTGGTTCCGACCCGGCCGTTCATCAAGGTGCGGTACCAGCGCGAGACGCAGAACAGCACCATCGATAACGGCTATTACCTGCTGTACAACGGCAAGAGACTGCCGGAGGCCCAGCCGACGGACATCAAGAATCAGGTGGTGGTGTAAATGTCGTTCGTAAAGAGCACTAACGGAACTGACAAGGCGTGCCTCACCAACGGTCTGACGCTGATCGTCGGCGGCACCGGCATCGCCGACATGACGCTTGCCGCTCCACAGCCCGGACACAGGGCCGTCATTCGGATTGCTTCGCTGACCAGCGGCTCTGTCGTCGTGACTTGCCCGGCCGGCGTAACGTTTGACGGGACCAACAACACCGCCACATTCGACGCGGCAAATGAAGCCCTCTCCTTGCGGTACAACACATCGACCGCGTGGGCTATCGAGCTGAACGTCGGCGCCGTGGCGCTCTCGTCTGTCTGATGATGGTCAGACTCATTTCTCGCATGGCCGGCCCTGGCGGGTGTTACTCGCCGGGGTCGGTCATCGACTTGCCTGGACCGGAGGCGCATGAGCTTGTGGCGCGCGGATACGCCTTGAGCATGGAGCCGATGGCAGAACCACAGCCGGAGGGCGGTGAACAGAATGTTCGTGACAAAACACATAGTGGACATCACAACCGCGGCGGACGGAACCGCTAGCGGATACACGCCGCCTGTGAACGGGCGGATTCTGCAGCTTCAATACACCAAGGACGGCACAACGCCATATGACAATACCGTCGACTTCACAATCATTGCCGAGGACTCTGCGACTCCGATCCTTACTGTGAGTGATGTAACGGCAACGACGCGATATGTGCCGCGGCAGGCTACGCAATCGACCGCTGGTGTGGCCGCGCTGTATGCCGCAGACGGAACGGCCGTCAACGACTACGTCTTCATTGCCGGCGAGCGCGTCAAGATCACGCTTGCCCAGGGCGGCAACGCAAAGACCGGAAGATTCATCGTTTGGGTGGGGTGATGTGATATGGCGTACAAGGTCGTGTCCGTTACTGCCGAGCCGGTATCGCTGGCCGAGGCGAAGGACCACATCCGTGTCGATACGGATGACGCCGACCCGTACATCGCATCGCTGATCACGGCGGCGCGGGAGCTGGTCGAACAAACCATCGCCAGAGCACTGACGCCGCAAACCATCGAGCTTTACCTGGACGCCTTCCCTCCTGGGGAAATATCGCTTCCAATGCCGCCGCTGACGTCGGTCACCAGCCTGTCGTACAAGAACTGCAACGGCGTTACCACGACGTTGACGGCCAACACCGATTACCTTGTGGACGCCGACAGCCCGACTGGCCGGATCGTTCCGGCATACGGGAAGGCGTGGCCGTCCTTCACACCGTGGCCTGTCAACCCGATCAAGGTTGTTTATGTGGCCGGAACGGACGCGACGCCGCGGCCTATTGTGCAGGCCATGCTCCTGATGATCGGACACATGTATGCCAACCGAGAAAGCGGAGCAAGCGAGGCGCTGCGCGATGACGCCGTGCGGTCCCTGCTGGCGCCGTACCGCAATAGGTGGTGGGGCTAATGGCTGGGCTTGTCAAAGTAGCCGCGGGGGACCTTCGTCACCGCGTAACCCTGCAGTCGCCCACATACACCACCGACGACTCCGGCGCACATGTGCCGACGGCATGGACCAACGCCGCGACGGTGTGGGCCAAGGTAGAGCCGCTGTCCGATTCCATGCGGGCGCAGGCGGCGCAGGCATACGGCAGCATGTCGCACCGGGTGACGATCCGCCACTACAGCGCGATCCAGTCCGACTGGCGCGTGAAGTACGGCAACCGCTACCTGTACCTGGTTGGGCCGCCGCGGGATGTCGACGAACAAGGCGTCTACATGGAGCTGCGGTGCGATGAAGGCGAGGTGATCGCCTGATGCCATCATATACGTTCGAGGAATCCATCAACCAGTATCTGCGCAACACGGCCGGCGTGGCGTCGCTTGTGACGACGGGGGCGACAAAGCGCATCTACATCGACCAGGCGCCAGCGGAAGCGGCTTTGCCGTACATCGTCTTTGCGGTGCAGGGCGAGACCGTCGAAGAGACGTTCGCGACCCCGTCCAATACGCTGCGCCGTGCGTCGCTCGCCATCCAATGCTGGGCCGACCGGGCTACGACCGGGACGCTGACAGCCAGGACGATTGCCGAGGCGGTTGTGACGGCGCTGACCAACTACAAGGGGACGCTCGTGACTGGCGGCAAAACCGTATCCGCCGTGAATATCGAGTCTATCGACAGCGAGCTGGCGGAAGACGCCGGCTATGACGACCAGCGAATCGGCCGGACCGTGCGATGTGCGGTCTGGTACTACGGCTGATCGAGGGGGTGAGATAGTGCCAACATTCCTACACGGCAAGGATACACAGATTCTTGTCAACGGGATCGACCTGACCTCGTTTTTTACGTCCGTCAACCTGTCCCTCGAATCACCGGCGCTGGATGTGTCGACGTTCGGGCTGACGCCCAAGGCGTTCATTCCGGGGCTTGTGTTCAGCGGGACCGTCTCGCTGGACGGCCTATGGTCTGGCGCGGCAAACGACGCGGAGGACATCCTGCGGACAGCCTTCCTGGCCGGAAACACCGCGTACCTGTCATATCTGACCGGATCGGGGGCCGCCGGGTATCACGGCTATTATCTGCCGGTCAAACGGACGGGTCACGCGGTCACGTCCAGCATCACGGATGCGGTGCGCATATCGGTTGACAACCAGATCACCGGTGCGCCGCTCATGGGAATATCGCTCGGTGCGCTTGCCCAGCGGACCAACGCATCGCAGACATTCGCCGGTGTGGACCTGGGTGCCGGGTATACTGGGACGCTTGCCGCCGGCGCGATCCAGGTGACGCAGTTCACGGCGGGGGATTCGTCCATCACCGTGACCATCGAGACGGCGGATGACAGCGGATTCTCATCTGGGCTTGCGACTATCGTCACATTCACAGCCACCGCCGTGGGCGCCTACTCCGTTGCGGAGTCGGCGCAGACGGTCAAGCGCTACGTCCGGCTCAAGGCGGCTTGCTCCGCCGGAGAGACCATCACGCTACAGGGACTCCTGCAGGCCAGATAACAAGGAGGATAACCAATGGCTACTTTTCTTTCAGGAAAAGTATCTTCAATCAAGGCCGACGACGTTGGTGCCACACTTCGAACATTCTCCGATGTTGCCTCCAATATCCAGCTAAACATGAACATGGAGACATCGGACGTTTCTGCGTTCTCCCAGGCGTACAAGTCTTTCATTGCCGGGCAGTACAGCGGCACGCTGTCGTTCGACATTATGTATGACGCGACCGCTGTTGGATACCTTAACGCGCTATTTCTCGCCGGGACCGCGACAGACATCGAGTACAGCCCAGCCGGCGACACCGTGGAGTACGGGTTTAAGGGCATCATCTCCAGCATTAATATTTCATCTAATCTCTCCGACGCGGTGAAGGGATCTGTCACGTTCCAGATCACCGGCGCAATCGCCCTCGGATAAGGAGGCTCAATGAGCAAGGTCAAGGCGTTATTCGCGGCGGCAGGACGGCAGTACAAAGCCGTGGAAGTGGCCGGAGGAACGGTTTATATCGGGAAGCTGTCGATCGCCGACAGGGAAAAGTATACGGCCGTCATCAATGAATCGTGGAACCGGGCGATGGCGATAATCGTCCAGTGCTGCACGTATGACGACGATGTCGGAACGCGTGCTTTCGGAGATAGCGTGGACGAACTTGACGCCATCATGCAGGCGCCACAAGAGATCATCGACAAGCTGGCCAACGAGATTCGGGTATTCAACGGGGTAGGCATTGACTCCGATCCGGTCAAGGATGCTGCAAAAAACTAATAGCCCCGACCGACTTGCGCTTTCGGTTCGGCCTTGCACGCGAGCTGGGGATGACGGTCGGGGAGTTGGATCAGATGTCGCTCGACGAGCTCGACCACTGGAAGGCGTTTTACGCGCTCGAAAGGGAAGAGATCGAGCACGAGCGAAAACGGAAGGGAGGCTAGGCGGTCCTGCGTGGGCCGCCCACCCGTCCATGGCGTCAAAGGTTAAGACCAGCATTAAAATAGAAGGTATGCCGGAACTATTGAAGCAGTTCCGGGAGCTGCCCGATGAACTGCTGGAGGCGGCCAACAATGCAGCCATTCCCGTTATGCAGGCGGGTGTCCAGGAGGCCAGGGCAATCATCAAGCCTGCCGGGAGAAGCAGAACAAGCGGATCGAACCAGGCGCACCCACCCGGCTTTCTGGCCAGCAAAGTGACGGTGTTCAAGGTCGATAAAGTAAAGCGCGGCAAGCATCGCGTGTGGACAACGATCGGCGTGCCCCATGGTGTCGGAGCGGCATACTACATCCCGCTGAACCAGGGGCATGCTGTGGTGTCTCACGGCAATAAGACGAGCAAGAAAACAACGCCCGTTCCTTTTCTGCAACGAGCTTTCAACGCAGTGAAGGGTAAGGCTCAAACGGCAATCATCAACGCAATCAACCAACGCCTTAAAACGTACAAGTAGGAGGTGCCGTCGTGGGATTTCTAAAGCAACTCATGATCCGCGTCGGCGCCGATACCTCGGCCGTTGACAAGGAGCTGAAGCGATCAGCAAAAGAGGTACAGCAATTCGGCAAGAGCCTGGAGCGCGTCGGCGCAACTATGACCAAGGCCGTAACGCTGCCGATCATCGCAACGGGAGCCGCAGCTCTCAAGCTTGGCACCGAGGCGATGGAGACGGAGGACAAGTTCAAGTTCGCCTTTGGGTCAATGGAGCAGTCGGTTCGCAAGTGGTCGGAAGCGTTCTCCGAAACGGTCGGACTCGACTCGTTCTCGGTGCGTAATACGGCGGCCGACTTCATGGTTGCGGCGAAGGGGTTCGGTATTGCTGGCGACGAAGCCGCAAAGTATGCGTCACAAATGACGGAGGCGGCGTTCGCAATCGCCGAGGTCTACGAGCAGGATGACAAGATGGTGCAAGACGCCATCATATCCGCACTTAAGGGGCGGACTACGCAGCTCAAAGAACTTGGCATCGTCATCGACGACAACACGACGAAGGCATATGCCTACGCTGCCGGGATCGCCAAGGTCGGCGAGGAGCTGAACGCGACGCAACAGGCACAGGCCATCATGGGGCAGGTGTCCATGCACGCACAGGATGAGATGGAAAAGTTCGCAGAGGAAGGTAAGAACTGGGCCGACAGAATCAAAAACCAGGTCACGGAGACATTCAAGCGGTTCGGGACATCACTCCTCGAGTCTGGGGCCTTTGATAAGCTTCTCAACTTACTGAACCGGTTTCTGCTGGTGGTTGAGGATATCGTCAACGCGTTCGCCAAAATGGACCCGAAAACGCAGGACTTCCTGATATGGGCGACGCTGGCCGGGGCTGCGTTTGGCCCAATCATAACCGGCGCCGGGAAGCTGATAGGCTCCCTTGGAACGATGGCGTCCAAGATGGCGTCGGTCGCTGGCAACGCCGGTATCTTCGCAAAGATGTCATCCGGCATCTCCAGCTTCATGCCAATGGTAGGGGCTGCTGTCGCTGGTGTCGCGGGCATGGCGGCCGGAGTCTACGCGCTTGATACGGCGCTGAACGCGCTCGGAACAACCGGGGCAATCAAGTACAAGTCAATACTGTCTGACCCGCGTCCCGACCCGGTGAAGAACCCGGAGAAGTATATGCCCTCTGGCGGTAAGGTGGCCTGGGAGGGGATGTCCGGTGGCGACTTCAAGCTGCCGGAGTGGAAGGGTTCCGCAGAGGACATGTACAACCAGAGTGTCGGGAAGTATGAGACCCTGGAAGAACAGATGGCTAGGGCGCAGCAGGTGTCCGAGAGTCGGTTCAAGCAGATGATGGCAGAGATGGAGGCCCAGGCCGAGGCGGAGAAGAAGCGCCTTAAGGAAGAACAGGAAGCCGAAGAACGCTACCAGGAGAAGCTGCGGCGGCGGGAAGAAATCATCGGCGGTATCCGTTCCGCCTTCACTTCCCTGGCCCAGTCCATGCGGGATGCTGGCAAGAGCTTCATGCAGTTCACAAGCTACTTCGAGATATTCCAGCGGGAAACGCTCAACCCGCAACGGCTGGTCAACCGGATGAAGGGCCAGCTCAACGCCATGATCGAGTGGCAGTCCTCGCTGGCGAACCTGTCCAAGCGGGGCGTAGCCGGCGACATCATGACGGAGCTGCGCGGCATGGGTCCGGGTGCGGTGGACCAGATCGGCGCACTGGCCCGGATGGACGACGCACAGCTCAACGAGTGGCTGTCCATGTACCGCCAGCGGCAGGGCATCGCGTCCACCGAGGGCGACAAGTACGCGACGAGCCAGTGGCGGGCGGATCAGGTCATCGAGAACATGACCAACAACATCACGATCAACGAGGCGAGCGACCCGGAGTACATCGCGAACTTGGTGGTAAAGAAGCTGCGACTGGCGGGGGTTCGGTAAGTGACCCGCGCAATACGGGCGCGGCGGTCCTGGTGATCGTCGCCGTCCTTCTCATGCTGGTGCCGGAAGGAGGCGCGACGGTGGCGTATACAGTCAAGATACTCGAGAAGGGCAGCAACCTGACGGCCGTGTCCTCCAAACTGGTGCCCAACATGTTCCAGTCTATCACGGCGGGAGACTATACGGCATCCAACTGCTCCATATACATCAGCAGCCCGCTGCGGATATTTGTCATGACCGGCAACGCGGCGGCTACGGGGTTTACCGCTCGATACTCAACATCGACGGCTTATGCGTCAGGGAAAAAGATATATCTGTACGGCAAGATGCGCACGACGGACGCCAACATCGACCGCATATCTTGGGTCGTCGGGGCGTCCACAAGCGGGTCCGCATACGGGTGGACACAGGCCAACCCGGTGAAAAACACCTGGTATGACATATCAACTGTCTACACGACGCCGGCCGGGTGGTCTGGCAATCTGTACCACAAATTCGGTCTGGACGAATCGGCAGGCTCCAACACAAAAGTGATGCAGACGCGATACTGGGTCGCACTCGACCTTACTGCGCTCTTCGGCGCCGGCAACGAACCCGACGCATCCACCATGCGGGCGTGGGTCGAATGGCGGATGAAGGACTGGATATTCCAGGACTGGTACGGCACGGCCGACCGGTTTTATCGGCTCGAGAACATCACTAACCACGGCTTCACAACCGGAGACATGCGGAATGACACAACGGCGGACACAACCAATATCGCCGGACTCGGCAAGTGGGCGCCGGTGTACGTCATCAACGCCAACTGGTACATGGCGGGCGTGGCTAGCGTATCGGCTATCCTGGGTGTCGGAGACGCGGTGGAGCCGTACTACCAGACGGATCGCACGGACAAGGTGATCTCCAAGTCCCTGCGGCTCAACCTACGATCGGATGCAGATGCCGAGATGACGTGCGACATGCTGGCGTCGTCCGCGTGGCAGCCACAGCTTGGGATGACCGTCATGGTGTATGACGGCACAGAGCTGGTCCACACCGGCAAGATCAAGGAGATCAACCGGAGCAAGTACAATTCGACTTACTGGAAGGCGTCGATCCGGGTCGGAACGCTGTCGGAGGTCGCGTATCGAGCGCCGGCCGGGTGGACGTCCGGAATCGACTACAGCACATCTGGTGCCGCCGCAGAGTATGTGCGGACCACCGGCATGTCGGCTTATAAGCTGACGGCCAATTCGGCTCCATGGCTCGGCATTCTGCAGGGGCGCATCGAGGACGGACTGTCCAACATCGGAGAGATCGACATATCCGGGCGTAATGCGGCGGACGTACTCAACCAACTGGCGGAGGGCGCCGGGTTCATCTGGTACATCGACCAGTACCGCAAGCTTCACTTCCGCAGCCCATTCCAGACGGCGGTTGTCGCGGCACACGCCCTGGTGGATGGCAATGGCTACACAGACTACAAGGACGTGGAGTATCGCCAATCCGTCGACCAGTACCGGACACACCAGGTCATAACCGGCGGGTACGGCGACGATGGCTACCGTGTCCGCTCCGTCAGGTCGCTGACCGACCTGTCCATCACGGCGCCGATTACGTCGACAACCGAGGCGTGCGGCAACGATTACAGGTCCACCATCCACAATGAGGTGTTGTGGAATACAACCGATGCACAGACTGCGGCTGACGCGGCTTTGAAATTGTACGGGTCGCAGGTGCCGAGCGAGATCACGTTTGATTCCGGATCGACCGACTGGCGGCCAAACACAAGGCTGCAGGTGCAACTGGCTGCGCTGGGGATCGCCTCCAGCGTCTACTTCAACATTGATTCTGTCGAGCTGTACGACATGGACGGGATCAATGTACGGGCGCGGGTAACCGCCTCGCAGCGCGATACAACGTACTACGGCATGGCGCCAAACGAGGGACCCAATACGGCGCTGGCATCCTTGCAGCAGGCCGCGGCCAACTCGGCGCTGGCGGTCAGGCAGTCCACGGGCACGTTCACGCCGACGGTGCAGGGTTCGACCGGCGCGGGGACGTACACGTACACGACCAATACCGGGTGGTACATCAAGCACGGGTCGCTGGTGTTCTTCAACTTGGCGATCCAGATCAACACGGTTGTCTCGGCCGGGTCCGGTCGGCTGCAGATCGCCGGTATGCCTTACGACTCCGAGAACACGCAGGTGTATCCGGTCATGAGCAACGGGCCTGGGTTCGGCACCAGCAAGACGGCGCTGTTCGCAAGGCACAACGACAACACCAAGATACTGGACCTCTACGGCGTACAGAATAACGCCGGCGCGACGGACGCGCCCATCAAGGACCTGGCGGCGGGCGAGTGGATTCGGATCAGCAGCATGTATCAGGCGCAGAACTAAAGGGAGGTGCCCATGGCAAACGTACTGACAATCCTCGGCGACAGGCGGGCGGCGTTCTCGCCGTCCGTGCTGGCCATGCAGAGCGACAACCTGACGCCGCTGACGGTGACGTTCGATGCGGACGCACTGGACCTGTACGGCACCAACCCGACGCTCTACATCGACTGGTTACTACCGGACGCGACGGACCTGTACACCGGGCCGTACACTCCGGCGGCGTCGGTGGCGGTGACGATACCGGACACGGTACTGGCGCAGGAGGGTACGCTTCGGGCGCAGGTGCGGGTGTCGGACGACGAGGGACAGGTGTGGCGGTCCATGGAGGCCCACACCGTGCTTCGCCGCGCCCTGACGGCTGACGAGCCTGCCGGTGCGCTGGACCCGGCGCCGGACTACTGGGGCGCATACGACAACGCGCAGGCGTATGTGACCGGCAACGTGGTGTATTACCAGGGATCGTCTTACATCTGCATCGCGGACAGCACCGGCAACCTGCCGACGGACACCGACTACTGGCAGATCATCGCCATGGGCGCATACACTGCTGCCGTCGAGGGAGGATACGAGGGCACGGAGGCACAATTCATCGCCGCGCTGGGTGCGCTATAGCACAGACCAGACGGAGTAATCCATGGACATCAACGATACCACATGGCTGATCATGGGGGTGGTGTGCCTGCTATGGCTATCCACCCTCATCGTCCTGACACGGAGGTAGCATGAGAGACGACCGCGAGGTTATCCGACACGACCTTGGCGTGGACCGCCCTGGCATCCGCATCTACCCTATCGCCGACCTACACATCGGGTCACGCGACGTGGACGAACAACGCTGGCACCGCTGGCGGCAGAAGCTACTGGCCGACCCGAACGCGTACATCGTCATCGCTGGCGACATGATGAACAACGCCATCAAGTCATCGGTGTCCGACTGCTACGGCGAGACCATGCGGCCAAGCGAGCAGAAGAAATGGCTGGTCTCCCAACTGCGAGACATCCGGGACCGCATCCTGTGTGGCGTGCCGGGCAACCACGAGGCCAGGTCACAGCGCGAGGTGGACGACGATCCGTTATACGACGTGTTCGCGAAGCTGGACCTTGAGGACGTGTACCGCCCGGTCTCGGCTTTCTTGTGGATCAAGGTCGGGTACAACGCGCAGGAAGGGCCAAGCACCCGCCTCGGCTACCGTCTCCAGGTCACGCACGGCACCGGCCGCGGGGCACTTACCGGCGGGGCGGTCAACCGCACTGAACGCGCCTTGCGATACTGCGAGGGGCTGGACGTGTATATTTCAGCCCACTGTCACAAGGCACTGGCCACCCGTCCCGCCGTGATGACGTTCGACGTGGCCGGAGGGCGTGGGCGGTGCCGCATCCTCGACCGTGACATCCTCAACGTCGTCGCGTCGCCGTGGCAGTCCTACGCCGGGTACGCGATGGCCAAGCAGCTATCCCCGTCCTCGATGGCGGTCAATCATATATGGCTCGATGGGCGTGAGAAGCACGCATCAGCAACGATCTAGCGGTGGAGGCGCTTGTACGATGGCGGGTGAAGATTTCAGCAGAATCATGGACAAGCTTGACGCGATGACGCGCGAACTGGGTAGCATCGGACCACGGCTGGATTCGCTGGAGGAAGCCTTCCGGTGTGCCCGCCAACTGGAAGGCCGCGTCATCCTGGTAGAGTCCGCCGTCAGGGCGCTCGCCGATAACTGCAAGGCAGTCCAGGACGCAAAGGACAAGCACCGAATCCCATGGCAGAACATCATACCCGCCATTATCACCGCCGCGATCCTGGCCCTCATGGGGGCAGTATTCGCGCTCGTGCTCAAATAACACATAGGAGGCTAGTACAATGAAACAATCCCGCTGGAGATCATCCGTCCTGTGGGCGTCCATCGTCGCCCAGGTCATCGCAATCGGACAGCTCACCGGAGTGTGGGCCAAGATCGGCATCGATGCCGGATGGCTCGGCGACGTGCTGGCCGCCGTCCTGCAGTTGCTCGTCATCGTCGGCGTGGTCAACAACCCGACATCTGCTGACAGCTGGTAATGCCCATGCTGGAGTATCGCGGCAAGGCCGCGGACTTCGCGTCGTTCCTCCGCCGTACCGTCGGCAAGGTCGGGTACATCATCGGCACCCGCGGCCAGCTGTGGACGCTCTCCATGTACGACCGCTGGATCGAGAACCCCACATGGGGGGCGTACCTG